CGTTTTTGGGGTGGGGGGTATCCCCGAAGCGCCATCTAGCCTATAGTTTCAGCACTCCCCCTGAAAAAAATCTGGCAAACGGGGGCCAGTTACTATACGATACTGGCTATGGACAGAAACGAAATCCTGAACGTTCTTGACACGCTTGGTGGGGAAGAGAACCTCTTTCTCAAAGAATTCTCGTACGACCTTTCTGAGCGCAATGCAGCGCAGCGCATGGGCATCTCGGAGGAGCGGATGCTTGATTTGCTGGCTCGTCCGATTGTGAAGAAGGTTATTCGGGAGATGCGTGAGTGTTTGGTTCAGGAACACCTTTGGAACGCGAAGCAGGCGGTTCGGAAGTTTCTCAAGACGCAGGAGATTATCGAGGGGGCTTTGCTGGCTGGGGACATGAAGGCGGCGGCTCCTGCGGTTAATGCGCACAAGCTGGAGTTCCAGGCTTTAGGGCTGACTGGTAAGGAGGGTGTAGACGCCCCCACCGTGGTGATTAACATTTCCACTGGCTCTCCCGCCCCTGTCGTGGATGTTTCTCCCCCGCCCTCCCCCATTGCCAAGTCTGTTGACGCCATTACCGTCGAGGTTACCGATGAAACCAAGTGATGTTTCCCCTGATGACGTGATTGAGTTTCGTTTTAAGCTGACGCCGTTTTCCATGCGGGTTCGGGCCGGGGACATGACGACCGAGGATTGGTGTCAGGTGAGTTGGTACAAGGTAGTTGAGCGAGACCTACCTGTAATGTCGGATATTGATGTTGCGCGGGCGTGTCACGAGGCGTTGTCGGGTCAGGCGCGTGGGTTTCAGGAGAGGCTTGAGTATTTTGCCCGCGCTTGGCGGTGGAAGTATTTAGGCGAGGGTAAGCCTGTCTTGGCGGATGGTATTCCGTGTCAGGCGGATGAGTTGTTAACCTGGGTATTAACCAATGACAAAAACAAAGTCGATTAACTATTCCCAGAGCAAGACGGCCCGGTTGTTTCACGGGGACGATTCGTTTTTCCGTGGGGTAATGGGGCCGATTGGGTCTGGGAAGAGCGTTATGTGCGTGATGGAGATGTTCATGCGCATGTGTCGTCAGGAAGCCGGGCCTGATGGGGTTCGGCGGTCGCGTTGGTTGGTGGTGCGGAATACGTTGCCGCAGTTGGAGACGACGACGATCAAGACGTGGAAGGATTGGTTTCCTCCTGAGATTTTTGGGCACATGACGGCGAAGCCGCCGTATACGCACAAGTTGCGGTTTAACGATGTCGAGGCGGAGGTTATCTTTCTGGCGCTGGATACGCCGGAGGATGCGAAGAAGCTGTTGTCGTTTGAGTGCACGGGGATTTGGTTTAACGAAGCGCGGGAGCTTCGGAAGGAGATTATTGACGCGGGGACTGGCCGGGTGGGTCGGTATCCGAGCAAGCGGGATGGGGTTGGCGCGACGTGGTACGGGGTGATTGCGGATACGAACCCGCCGGACGATCGGCATTGGTGGTATAGGGCATCGGAGGAAGAGCCGCCCCAGGGCTGGAAGTTCTGGAAGCAGCCGAGCGGGTTGTCGGACGAGGCGGAGAATGTGAGCAACTTGCCGCCGGGGTATTACGAGACGTTGTCGGCGGGTAAGACGAAGGAGTGGGTGGACGTTTACGTTCATGGGAAGTACGGGTACATCAAGGAAGGCTTGGCGGTGTATGACAAGTCTTGGAACGATGACCTGCATTTTGCTGGGAAGAAGCTGGACGTGAAGCCGGAGTTTGAGACGATTTGCGGCTTGGATTGTTCGGGTCTTTCTCCGGCGGCGGTGTTTGTGCAGCGCGTGCCGGGTGGTCGTTGGCATGTGGTGCATGAGGTAGCGGCGCGGTCGATGGGCGCGGTGAGTTTTGCGCAACTGTTGAAGCAGGAAGTGGCGTTGCATTTCAACGGGTGCCGGATTCAGTATTGGGGCGACCCGGCTGGGGGTCAGCGTGCGACGAGCGACGAGCGGACGTATTTTGAGATCCTGGCGGAGGCTGGGATTCTGGTGCGCCCGTGTATGGATGGTTTCCGGACGGGCCCTCGGATTCAGGCGGTGCTGGCGGTGCTGAACCGGATGGTGGAAGGGAAGCCCGCGTTGTTGCTCTCGTCGGTGTGTAACCTGTTGCGTAAGGGGTTTAACGGGGGGTACCAGTTTAAGAAGTTCAATACGGCTGGTGGCGGGGATAAGTACAGCGAGCAGCCGGAGAAGAACGAGTACAGCCACGTGCATGAGGCGTTGCAGTATGCGCTGATTGGTGGCGGTGAGTTGAAGCTGGCGAAACGTGGCGAGAGTCAGAAGCCTCAGGCGTCGTTCTTTAACACCGATGGGTGGATTTGATGCTCTGGTTCGTATCTTTTAACATCTCAGAATCCCCGACATGGTGGATGAAGCTGTTTACGCGCCAGCATGTGGTGTGCTTCGCGCAGGCGGGGAATCAGGTGGTGGTGGTGGAGCCGACGCATAGCCATGTGGCAATTACGGTGGCGGAGGCCGACGCTTTGGATGTAGCGGACGCGCATGTGGAGAACGGGCGGGAGGTTTGGTTTATCAGCCTTGACCCGGCCTCGTCAAGAAACATTAGCAACGCGATACCCAGTTGTGTTAGTGTTGTGAAGTCGGTGCTAGGGCTAGACGCGTTTTGCTTTACGCCGGAAGGATTAAAGAAGAGCTTGGCAAAAGCCGGAGGTCGCCTGTATGGGGGACATTGTAAAGAAGCCTAAAGGGCCTGACCAGTCAGCCCAGATGGACGCTTTGCGCCGTCAGGAGCAGGAAGCCGCGCAGCGAGCCAACGAGCTTGCCAACGCTAATCAAGATGAGATTGAACGCCGTCGCCGCCGTAGCGGTCGGCGTTCTCTGTTGTTCGCAACCGCGGGTGGCGAACTTGGTGTAACTGAAAAACTAGGAGGCTAATATGCTTCGTATCCTCGCTCTCGCCGCCCTCGCCATGGTTGCCATGTCGGGTTCGGCTCATGCTCAGGCCGCTTGGACGACTTCGCTGCTGGAGAATGGTAAGTACCGTGTTTCGACGGTGACCCTGACTTCGGGCACGACCCCGTCGGCCATTCTGCAAATCGACCAGTCGGCCATTACGGCTGTTCACGCTGCCAGCACCGGTGCCTCGCCGTCGCTGACCGTGGTGATTAACGCCGACGTGTCGGCGACTGCTGCCGGTGCGATTTCGCCGACCCTGCTGAACGCGGTTTCGGCGACGACCCCGGTGCGTAACGCCGACATCGGCGTGGCCCGTTGGCTGCAAGCCCGTACGGTTGCTACTGGCGCGGACTCGGTGACGATCCGCGTGTACGAGCTGCTGGGCGCCCGTCAGCCGCGCTAACGCATTGTCCGGGGGCTTCGGCCCCCGGCCTCTATTTTCGAGGGGTTTCCATGTTTGAAGTCGGTCAGATTCTGCATTTTTCCGCCTCTGCCAAGAAGCGCAAGCAAATGTTTGACACGACCTATAAGGAAGCCTACGAGTACATCCTTCCGCAGATGGAGACGTTTAACGCCCGCACGGAAGGCGAGAAGCGAAATGGTTTTGGCCGTGTGTTTGACAGCACGGCGGTAGATGCTTACCAGAAGTTTGTGAGCAACATCCAGTCGAGCATCTTCCCCCCGATGAAGGACTGGATTGACTTGCAGCCCGGCCCGCTGGTACCGGACGCGGTGAAGTCGAATGCGGCTCGCCAGTTGAAGCAGATTTCGGAAATCATGTTTGCCGGGATTCGGAACAGCAACTTTGACACGTCGATTGCCGAGGTGCTGGGAAGCGTGTTCTTTGGGACTGGCGTGATGCATGTGGGGAAGGGGACGAAGCAGAAGCCGTTTCGCTTTACCCCTGTGCCGCTGTCGAAGGTCTGGTACGAAGAGGGTGCGGATGGCAACCTTGATTCGTTCTTCTTCGAGCGCGAGGTTCCCTTCCGCAATCTAAAGAAGATGTGGCCGGACTTCCAGATGCCGGAGCGGATGGCTCAGGATTACGCTGGAAAGGAAAGCGAGTCGGTCACGTTCATCGAGGGCGTGGTTCCGACGGACGTTGAGATTGTTAAGCTGGATCGGAAAACGAAGCAGCCTGCCACCCGCAAGATGCGTGGGTTTCAGTACTTTGTGATTTGCGAGAAGTACAAGGAAGAGTTTTGCGTCTCGCGCCAGATGGAGATGTCGCCGTTTATTGGCGCCCGCTGGTCGAAGGTGACGGGCGAGGTAAGCGGTCGCGGCCCGGCGTTGTACGCGCTGGCGGATGTGAAGTCGCTGAACGCGGTGAAGGAGCTAGTGCTTAAAAACGCCAGCCTGTCGGTTGCCGGGGCTTACACGGCGGTGGACGACGGCGTGGTGAACATTGCGAACCTGCGTATTGCGCCTGGCGCGATTATTCCGGTGAGCAGCAACGGCTCGCAGTTGACCGGCCCCTCGATTGCCGCGCTGCCTCGTGCTGGCGATTTTAACGTGGCTCAGTTTATCTTCGCCGACGTTCAGAACGCGATTCGCCAGATGACGTTCTCCGACCCGCTGGGGCCGATTGACTTGCCGGTGAAGAGCGCGACCGAAATTGCGTACCGCCAGCAAGAGCTGTCGAAGCGCATCGGTTCTGCCTTTGGCCGCTTGCAGTACGAGCTGGTGGTTCCTCTGGTGAACCTGCTGTTGTACTACCTTGACGAGCTTGACCTGATTGACCTTGGCGAGTTCCGGGTTGATGGGCAGATTATTAACATTGCGCATATCAGCCCGATTGCGATGGCCCAGGATCAGGAAGAGCTGAACGCCATGCGCACGCTGATGGAAATTATCGTTGCGACGTTTGGCCCGCAGGTTGCCATGATGCTGGTGAAGTCGGACGTGTTTGTGCGTGAGGCGGCAAAGCGCTTGAAGCTGCCGCCTAACCTTGTAAGGACGGAAGCTGAGTATGAAGAGATACGTCAACGCGCTGAAAGCGCTCTGGGGCAGGTTGATGCTGGACAAGCATGAAAGCATTAAGGCGGCATATGCCCGCCTTTTCGAGACGCAGGACGGTAAGGTTGTTCTTGAGCACTTGCGCAAGTTGACCGTTGACCGCGACCTGTCTCTTCCCGCTGGCGGCGATGGGCACGCAATGGGGCTTACCATGGCGTTCCAAAGCGGGGAGAATAACGTGTATCGCGCCATTCTCAAAATGATGAAAAGGGGTTAAACATGACTGAAGAAAAACTGTTTGCGGGTAAGTACAAGACGGCCGAGGACTTGGAAAATGGGTACTCGGAGCTGTCGAAAATGGTTCGTGAGCGCGACACCGCGCTGAACGATTACAAGAGCAAGTACAGCGCCCCGGAGAAGTACGACTTCTCGGATTTTCAAATGCCGGATTCGCACCTTGTCCCCGTGGCCCTTGAGGCGTTTAAGGGCATGGGTATTAGCAACGACATGGCAAAGAACTTCTTTAAGGCCGTTCTTGAGGCCGACCAGAAAGCCATTGGTGAGCGCACCAAGCGTGAGCTTGAAGCCCTTGGCCCGGACGGCGACAAGATTTTGGGCGAGCTTAAAGACTTTGCTGGCAAGTCTCTGACGGAAGAAGAGCGCGACGCTTTGACAGCCATCACCTCGTCGGCGGCTGGCGTGAAGCTGGCGCACAAGCTGTACCAGTTGAGCAAGTCGAAGGATGTTCCCTCTCCGGCTGAAGGCGTAAGCAACACCCCGCCTGCCGACCCCAAGGCCGCTGCGCTGTCTTTCCTTGAAAAGCACGGGGTTGATAAGATCGGCGGAAGCGCTGACTTGCAAAAAGAGTACTACGCCCTGCTTTCTCAAGTAAAGTAAGTTGACCGGGCCGTTAGGTTAGTATACGCTTACAAACATGAAGTAAGTAAGCGCTTACCCGCCTAGCGGCCCGTTTGCTTTTCATGATGGCTCTAATGAGCAAGAATCCGGCCCCTTATGGCTTACCCGGCTTCGATAAGAGAACAGAAAAAAACTTATTGAGGTAAAGCTATGTCGATTAATCTTAGTGCATTGGCTGTCACCGAGTTTGATACGAAGGTCAAGCACCTGTATCAAGCTGAAGGTGCCAACCTTACCAGTCTCGTTCGTGCCCGCCGGATTAACGGTGCTACCGCGCAGTTTCCTGTGTTCGGTCGCTCGCTGGCTCACGAGCATATCCCCGGCTCGGTTGTTCCCCTGCAAAACCCCACCCGCGTGGGCGTGACCGTCACGTCGCGTGACTGGATCGTTCAAGAGGCGAGCAACGTATTCATGCAAGCCAAAGTAAACTTCGATGAAATCACCGAAGTTGCCAAGTCGTGCGTGATGTCGATTAAGCGTCGCGTTGACCAACTGGCGATTGATGCCATGAACGCCTCGACCACCTCGCTGCTGGTTGCCAACGATATCAGCGGCACCCCGCGTGACCTGACGGTTGATGCCATTCGTCAAGCCGCTTTCCTTCTGAGCAAGGAAAACGTGCCGATGGAAGGCCGCACCCTGCTGATTCACGCCAGCGGCTTGAAGTCGCTGCTGGGCGATGACAAGGCGACGAATGCCGATTACGTCAACGTGAAGGCCCTGATGACTGGTGAAGTAAACACCTTCATGGGCTTCCGCGTTGTTACCATCGGCGACATGGTTGAAGGCGGCCTGCCCAAGGCTGGCCTGAACCGCACTTGCTTTGCGTTCCACCGCGAAGCCATTGGTGCTATCGCCTCGATGGATCTTTCGACC